ATCACAGGTCGTGGTGCTGATTTATTAATTATTGACGATCCTCACTCAGAACAGGATGCATTATCTGAAACTGCTATGGAAAATGCTTACGAGTGGTACACTTCTGGACCTCGACAGCGTTTACAACCTGGAGGATCTATTGCCATCGTAATGACACGCTGGTCTCAAAAGGATTTAACAGCAAATCTAGTAAAAAAGATGGGAGACTTAAAAGCAGACAAGTGGGATGTCATAGAGTTTCCTGCGATTTTAGATGATGATGAAGAGGATAAAAGAAAACCTATTTGGCCTCAATATTGGAAGTTAGATGAATTAGATAAAGTTAAAGCATCTTTGACTCCATCCAAGTGGAATGCTCAATGGCAGCAAAATCCCACGTATGACGGGACGAGTATCATTAAACGCGAATGGTGGAACGTGTGGGATAAACCAAATACACCTAATTGTCAGTTTGTTATTCAAAGTTATGATACCGCTTTTTCAAAAAAAGAGTCCGCGGACTATTCAGCTATTACGACTTGGGGAATATTTTACCCAAACGAAGGGAATGAGACTCACATAATTTTGTTAGACGTTGAAAAAGGCAGATGGGACTTTCCTGAATTAAAAAAAATTGCATTAGATAATGTTAGGTACTGGAACCCTGAATTAGTTATTATCGAGGCTAAAGCAACGGGGACACCCTTGATACATGAGCTTAGACGACACGGGATATATGCCACAGCATTTTCCCCGAACCGCGGTCAGGACAAACATGTCCGGGTAAATACAGTCGCTCCTATATTTGAATCGGGCCACGTTTGGCGGACCGATAATGAATTTGCAGTTGAATTGATGGAAGAGTGCGCATCATTCCCTTTTGGAGAACATGATGATTTAGTTGACGCAATGACTTTGGCTTTGTTAAGATATCGCCAGGGAAACTTGGTTCAGTTACAAGATGATTATAAAGAGATGGACATACCAAGGAGTAAAAGAAAATATGAATACTACGGATAGAAGATTAAAACAAAAACTGACACCTAAACAAATGTTGTTTGTTACGAACTATGTCCAAGGGACGCTGGCCGGTAAAATTTCGGCAAGCGAGGCGGCCCGCAAGGCAGGATATTCTGAAAATCGCGCGAGACAAACAGCACATGATCTTTTGAATGCAAAAATGAATCCCTTCATCGTGGAAGCTATTAATGAAATGAAACAAGACTTATATGAGACATCAGGAGTGTCGATGGCTTCCCACCTGACAGCCTTAAAAGAAATGCGGGACGAGGCCCGCGGTGACAAACACTACTCAGCAGCTATCAACGCGGAAGTCGCAAGGGGACGAGTAGCAGGATTCTATGATCTCAAGAACAAAGCAGAAGAATCGATGGATCAAATGTCAAAAGAAGAATTAATTGAAATACTGGAAAAATATGATCAACAAGGTATAACTCATGATAGGGGTTTGATCGTAGATGATGACAAGAGGTCATTGACTAGCGAAAAGCGGACCGTGGAAGGTGATTGATGGCAGTACCATACATAGCAGCAGAACTTGCAAAAAGAGTAGTAACCAATCCTAATATTGTAGGTCCTTTGTTAATAAGTGCTGTTGGAGCGCAAAACGCGGATAAGATTCAACAATTGTTCTCTTCAGGAGATATATCTTTTAATGATGTCTTTGGTATTTTGCAAGGGAACCTTACGTCATCTATTCTCAATCAAATATTAGATACTCCCTCCGGCGCTGTCTATGCCCCTAGTGAACAAGAGATTGAAGCAGAGAGAAAATTTAATGAGGAGTTAAATAGAAAAATTTTTCTACCTCCAGAAACTTCCATTGAACAAATTATCAGCACGCCCGAAACAACCACAAAACCTGAGCCTTTAATTACTCCAGATGTTCCTGAACAAAAAACTAAAGTAAGTGATATAGGTTTTACAGAGGCTGCTGCTCCTAAGTTAGAAGATTTTATTATGACGGTTCTTGAGCCGTCAGATAGTCCATCTGACGAAGAAAAAGAAATACAAGAAAGACTGAAAAGCAAAATGTTTAAAGAAGAAACTATTTTAGATTTTGTTAAAGGAAATCCTAATATCGATTATAAACAAGAAGCAATTGATAAAGGAGGATATATTAGTGATGCTGTTGGAGGAAAATTTTGGGCTAAATATCCTGCTAATCCTTTTCCAGGTGGAGAAACAACCTATAAGAACAGAGTTTTAACTTACATGAAACCAGAAGACTTTTTAAAGTTGGCTGAAGAAAAAGATTTTAACAGTATAGAGTCAAAGACAGCCTTTAAGCTTTATGAAAATACTAATACAGGATTAAGTGTTCCGTTCTTAAATGGTAATTTAAATGAAAAAGGACAAATAGAGATTGATGGTCATGAGGGAAGACATCGAGCAGAGTATGTTCGAAGATTAGATCCTGATACCCCTATCCCTGTTTATATTACTGTTAGCGCCCCAAGTGGACAAGAACAGTTTGTTAATCAACAGACATACAAGTATGGAAGGTCACTGACAGAAGCAGGAGATATTTTATTAGATGCAGATTTTATTAACGAAGAGGGAAAACCTGTTGATGTAAAAATACTTGGATATGACATTGAAGGAAAAAAAGTAGGAGAAATATTTACAGAGGACGCTATAAACATTTTACCAGAAGAATTTACTCCCAAAATGAAAACGGACAAGCCTTATTCATATGTTGAAGCCGTTAATCCTCAAAAAGTATTTGGAGATCAGGATTTAAGAAATGAGGACTATACAACAAAAGAGGCTCCTAAAATAAATTATGAGTTTAACAATAAAACAGTAGAACAAGTTAAAAACAAAACCTTTGAAGAGTTTGAAGAGGCAACAGGTATTAATGCAGAGGAGCTAGCTAAAAAATTTAATTTTACAATGCCAGACATTTCATTGTTAAACAACGCTCTTCAAAGAGATGAGAAAGCAAGATATTGGTGGCAACAAAGTGGAGAGTTTCTAAATGGATTAATGACTGATTTAGATTTAGATGATAAAGAAAGAGAATTATTTTTAGAGATTGTTTCTACTACCTCGGGAGGAGTTAATCCTAAGCAAAACTTAGAAATAGCCCTGGGAGTAATGTCAGACGTATTAGCAGGCAGACCTATACGAATGGGATTTAAAACTTCTCAAAGTTTAGACGTATTATTAAAAGATAAAGACTCCAAAATTAATTCACCAAAATTTAGAAATTACACTGATACTTTTAAATATTTTGCAGGGACAGACGACCGGTTACCAAATACCACTAACGATTTACAAATGGCAAAAATATTTGGAATGAATCCTGAGACTTTAGCAAACAACCCAGACTTGTATGCTTTAATGACAATGACTCTCAATAACCTTGCAGAAAATGTCAATATAAAAGACCCGCAAGACGAGCCCCTTCAACCTTTTGAATTACAAGCCATGATGTGGACGGAAAGCCGGGGCGGCAGATCTACAAATTTTTCAGAAATAGGTCCACAGGTCTTAAATGAATTAGAAAAACTAGGATACGATATTACAAAAGAATCTATCACTGATCCTAATTTTGTTAGAGATTTACAAAAAACAGTAAAACCATTTGAGGAAAGTATTAAGATGACAGTTGAGTCAGGATCTTTTCTAAGTCCTCAAGGACAAAAGATTGAACAGTTAATTCAAAGCTTCCCTGATGATAGTGTTTTAATGTCCAGCATAGATAAGGTAAACAGAAATGCTAATAAATCGTTAATAACAAAATCAGGAAAAGCACCCTCTATAATTGAAGAATTAGTTTCTCAAGTTGTTGGACAAAAAGTAACCATGTCAAGGATGATACAAGGGTATGGTACTTTTGAAGGTAACGTGGGAGACAACGTATATATCCCGTCAGTTTATAGTAATAATAAGGGTCAAATGGTTCAACTAACTGATGATCAAAGAAAATTTGTATTGTCTGTTCTTGGAAAAAATTTAAACCAAGCTGCAACTGCTTCTAGTAATTTCTTTACTGTGGAAGAAGGGATGGAGCAACCCGATGCGGAAGTGATGCAAACAACTTCTTTTTATGTGCCAAATACAAAATTTGACAGAAAACAACTACAAGAAGTTCACAGCTTATCTGGATATGATTTTAACGTAGTCCCTGTAACAGGAGGATTTGTTCTTGATACAATCTCCTTTGAAGGAAAACCAGACAATGAAAAGGTTGAAAAAGCACTACAAACAGTTTTTGGTAAAGATTTAAAGGTTGGTATTATAGACACAGTATGGTATGGTGACTATATAGAAAGTAACCAATACGAGGAAAATATAAATGACTTTATACAAAATGACACCCGAGCAGATCAAGAAGTTGAACTTACCGCAGAGTCGTTCATCGATATCTTTTCAAAAATTGAGAACATCTCCAAAAAAAGAGACGAAGGATACCAAGCCATCCTCGACTCAACAAAAGTAATTAATCTACTTAAAAAGAATAATATACAACTTAAAAGACAAGGAGGAGTTATCTCTATTCCAAAAATACCATCGCTTGTAAATGGTGGATTAGTTGATATAAATTATTTAACGAGACCTATAAACAATGGTAGATAATATTGATAAAGCTATAGACCCTAGTGGTAAACCTGAACTTGAAATTTTAAAAAAAGAAACTGAAGTGGTGGTTGATGGACAAAGAGTCCCGGCTCCTGAGGGATTAGAAATAGAAATGGATGAACAGGGAGGAGCCACGATAGACTTCGACCCTAATGAATTACCGGAGGAGGTAGAGTTCTATTCTAATCTTGCTGAGGTTATAGACGAGGAAGATTTAGATCAACTATCTAGTGAGTTGATGAATGATTTTGAAAACGACAAAGCTTCAAGAAAAGATTGGGAAGACTCTTATGTAAAGGGACTTGATCTTTTAGGTTTAAATTATGAGACAAGATCCAGACCGTTTCAAGGTGCTAGTGGTGCTACACACCCTTTGTTAGCAGAAAGTGCAACACAGTTTCAAGCTACAGCTTTTAAAGAATTATTACCAGCAGGGGGACCTGTTAGAACAATTATTATGGGCAATGAGACTCCTGAAAAATATTCGAGAGCAGAAAGAGTTCAAGAGTTTATGAATTATCAGATCATGTCAAAGATGGAGGATTACACTCCTGAGTATGATCAGATGTTATTTTATTTACCTTTAGCGGGATCGACATTTAAAAAAGTTTATTATGATGAATTAATGGATAGAGCAGTCTCTAAATTTATTCCTGCAGAAGACTTAGTGGTTAATTATATGGCAACAGACTTAGATAGCTGTGAGAGAATATGTCAAGTTATTAACATGAGTTACAATGACTTTAGAAAAAAACAAGTTTCCGGTTTTTATAGAGATGTAGAGATCATGCCATCTGAGTATGAGCAAGATAATGTTAAAAAGAAATATGATGAGATAGACGGATTAAAACCTAATTATGGAGATAAGGTTGTTAAGTTATATGAGTTTCATACTTCTTTAGATCTTAAAAATTTTGAAGACGAGAATGGGCCCT